TCGATTGAACCTAAATCAGTTCCGTCATTCCAAATCCTTCGGCTGCCTCCTGTTTGGCTTAATTATACAATGCTTATGCGCTTTTTGTACACTGTATTATTATCTGTTTTCTCGTCTGTAAAACAGTTTATTCCAATGTTTCGTTCAGTTCGTCCAGTGTAAGAACCTTGCCGTTATCCACGAACTGACTTATCTTTACACCGTCTTTGAACATTTTATATCTTGTTACACCCAGAACGTCTTTCTGTGTTTTTTCGTCCTGGTCTTTTAACCAATCATCAAAAGTAATATCAGCATCAACATAGCCGTCTTTGCTTGCTCTTGTATCACCCTCAATATTAAAATACGGAAGTATTAAACAACGGCACCCTCTGTGCTGCGGCACTTGCGGGCATTCTGCAAGACTTTTATAAAGCTTGCCGGAACAGTCAGCACATACTAGACATGTTCTATTATCCAGTGTCGCTAAGTATTCATATTTATAATCGGTTTCGCCATCTCCGAAATATTTTTCGTTTTCTTTATAGACTTTCTCTTTTGTTTCCTCTGCAAATGACTGCAAGAGTGTTCTGGTGTTTCCGTAAATTGAGTTTCTAAGTGAATTGATACGGCCCGGATTTCTTAACTTTGCTTCTGGTGATACGCCGCCCATTACTTCTCTGACAATTTCTTTTGTCGGCATGCCTGTAAGATAGCCGGTTCTTACGGCTGAATCCCATGTGTTGTAAAGCCCGGCTTCTATGCCGTTAAGATAGCTTTCATAAGTAAGATTATCTGCTGCCGGCTTAAAAAGTGCAGCAATCTTAATCTGTTCTTTGGAAGGAAAAAGAAACTGAATCTCACCGCCTTTTGTGTCATTAATCAGACCGAAAAGTTTTTTCTGCTTTTTTAATTCATAGTCGATAACAGCATCAACATCGGTGTTCTCATCGACTTTTTCTTTGAGTGCTTTTGAGACTTCTCTAAGTTTCTTTGCAATTTCTTTATACCGCGCTTTTGTATAAACACTGTCTGTTTTTCTTATATAAGCTGCAATCTCTGCATCTGCTTTATCAAGCAGGGCGATTATTTCATCAGCCCTGCCGTTTTTATAACGCTCAAAAGAAATTTGGTGCTTGATTGCACCGTTTTCAAAATCAGTCAACAACGTCCTCAAGAGTGAATTCTGTTGTAACTGTGACGTTATGAACAACTACTAACTTTCCCAGCGGATAAGTTGCAAGCAGTTCCTGAATCTTTGCTTTTGCGGCTGTTGTATCGCCTGCAAAGATTGTGCCGTCTGTGTTTGTGCAATAAATATACGACTTTTCGCCGTTCTTAATAAGTATGCTGTACCTTCGGCAGCCTCCTGTTTAGTTTTGTCTATTATAACATGTTTGTTATAAATCAGTAAGTATCAAATTCTTTTTCTGTGCATGGTGTGCCGTTCACATAATCAGTACATTCAGTTTTTGCCGTATAAGTAAACAGCTTTTCACAAAGACAAAATCCCCTGTCTTTACAATCAACCCAGCATATACATGTCTTACACAAAATCTCTTTTTCTTCGTCCATAGTTTATTCAACAGGTGCAGGCATTCTGCTTGCCTGTTCTTCCTCAATTTCAGCGTTCATTTCATCAAGGTTACGGTCTGCGTCAAGAATTTCACCTTCTTTGAGATTCTTGAACAGATCGCTCTTAGCAATGCCACCACTCTGCCATAATGAAACAAGAGCCGTAAGTTCAGAAGCTGACATTGTTGCAACATCATAATCTGTGTTTATCTGAACTTTGACCTGGTCCTGCGGAATCTCTGTTCCGGTTGTCCATTCAAGATAAATGCGCAACAGCTTAGAGAATGTCTGCGACATGTTATTGGCAAACGATGCAAGAACCGAGTTTTCTGCAGCATTGTGAATCTTTGCAGTTTCTGCGGCTTCAACACCTTTCTTCTGGTTTGCAATAATACGCGCGCCAAGAATTGCCATAGATTCCTTATCATCAGACATAGCGTTTGAAATCTGTGTAAGACCGCTGCCGCTGAACTCAAGAAATGCAACCTGCTCAACGCCCTGCGGAAAGCACAAGAATTGTGTGCCACCAAGTTTTATCTTGTCTTCCGGTATTTCTTCACCTGTTTTCGGGTCAAACTTTGTCTGTGGTGTATATCCTCTTGCATAAGGTGTCGGAACACCGGTCCAGTGCAGGCCGTTTTCATAGTCTGCTGATTTTCTGTAATGTGACAGATTGACATTAACAAGGTCAGCAAGCAGAGGTTCTTCAGGCTCGCTGTTCACTGAAAGAAACTCAAACGGAATCTCTTTGAACACGCCTTTCTTTGATTTCGGCTCAATATCAAGAACAGGCTCATACTTTTCGTTATAAAGAATCTGCTCATAGTTTCCGTCATCATTGATTTTAAGAATCCTGTAATAGTCTTTTACTTCGGTGTTAAACTCACCGACTGCATCAACAACAGTCGGCTCTTTAAGAATTACATACTTAAGATGCTGCTGGCGTCCTTCTGTCTCCCACCGCCATTTAGTAGACGCTTCTGCTTTGTAATAAACCATGTAAGCATATAAGCCTTGTTTCTCAACGTCTGCCTGACTTGCAGCATTGCTTGACTGCGGCATGTCGACAAGCACGCTTCCCCAGTTTGTTGTTAAAACGTCTTTGCAGACCATATCAATAAACTGCTGGATTGTGTGTCCTTTGCCGTCCACGTTATCAAGATATTCTTCCATGCCTTCAGGAACAACAATAAGAGCAGGCTTTCTGTTAAGCATTCCGGCAAGTCCGTTAAGAGTACGTCCTGACGCATTGAAAAACTGTGCTCTTGTTATATAACTAAGATAGTCTTCATTGTCCATGCCGCTAGGTTTTGGAAGATAGACTTCTTTCATGGCTTTTATTTTGCGCTCGCCTGCTATTGCATCGCGGCATTTCTGCCATACTGGAAAAAACTCTGAATATATCGGGAGTGTACTCTTAATTGTCTGGTCTACCCTTCGGCTGCCTCCTAATTTATTATAACATATATTCTGCAAATGTGAATATTAAACACCAGCAACTCTGCTGCTGACAATGTTTCCTGCGCTCTGCTGACAGCACAAGAAATAACCCGCGGTAAAGTTATCAACCTGGTCATCATGCTTGCCGCTCGGAAATTCTTTAACTTCTGTCAGCCAGTCAAGATTCCATGCGCCCCTCAATAAATGCACATGCCCCGCCTCAAAGACCGGCTCGACATAACCCGCGCGCGCCACCTTGTCCATTCTGATATTGAGCGGCGTCACGCTCCGTCTGCCGTTAAGTATCATTCTAAGGTTATTGACTGCGTCCTTTGAATCGACCGAATCTTCTACAGCCACGCCCACGTTAGGCTCATCGCTGTCTACTACCGCACGAATGAAAGCATCACGCTCGCCCGCGCTTGCCCTTATCCTTGATACGTTCTTTATCCAGAGATGCCATACGCCCTCAATCTTCGTATATGTCAGAAGCGTTCCGCTCGTCCAGTCGGGGTCTGCCTTCTGCGTTTGCTTCGCAGTATGCGCCAAGTCCCAAAGCCTGTAATACTTCGTCTTCGGAAAATCTTCAGCTGAATCGTGAATCCGTATGCTTGACGTGTCGAAGAAGTTGCCGCCGCGTATCTGCGGATTGCACTGCAAAAGACCGCTTGCCGCATAACTGCCCAAGCTTGCAAACTGTGACATGTACCAGTTTTCATCATACCGTTCAGGGAACAGATATTTATATTTTATCTGCTCAAGATGGTATTTATTGTCACCGTATTTTTCTTTGTCCTTTACGCCGATTTCTACTTCGCCGTCCATAGCAGGAAATGATATAACTTTGAACTTCGGAAAGTTTTTGTCATATTCATCGCTTTCGGGGTCTATTCTTTTTTCTATACGTCCTATTATATCGTCAACATGCCACGGCGTTGCTAATACAATAACGATGCTGTTCGGTGCTCTTCGTGTCAGAAAGTCATTTGTGAAATGTTCCCAAGTTGATTCTCTGATTGTTTCGCTTTCCGCTTCAGCTCTTGATGCACAGTAATCATCGCATATTAATAACGAGCCGCCTCTTCCAGTAATACCGCTCGTCAAACCTGTTTCAAGAACGTTTCCTAAGTGATTTTCAAATCCCCAAGACTGAACACCGCCTGTCAATTCACAGTCTGGATAAACTTCTTTGTATTGTTCGCTTTTTACAAGTGCTCTCGAAAATCTTGAAAACGATTCTGAGAGTGACTGACCATAAGATACGACAATAACATCTTTGTCTGGAAATTCCCCAAGAAAATGCGGCGGAAGATAACGGGAAATAATATCAGACTTTCCTGCTCTGAAATGAACTTTAATTAAAAGGAATGTAGACTGTCCTTGTCTGAAATTGTCTATAGCTTCATCAATTAATCTGCATATTTCTCTTGTATGAATACCAATTGCCAAAGGCTCTAACGGTCTTTGCCAGCAATATTTCATAAACTCAAGATGAGAATACTTTGCTTTTAATATCTGTAATTCAGATTTATTTGCGATTCTAAGAGACCTTCAGCACCTCCGCAAACCGCTTTTTCTGCTGTCTATTCATCATTAACTTTGCCGCAAAGCTCCATGTACGTTTCGCGCTCTTCCGGCGTGAGCTTGTCCAGCTCTTTCTTGATGTCCCTTGTCCTGTCGTTTATAGTCGATGATACGTCTGCGATCATCTCCAAATCTTGAGCAGGCTTCTTATAAATGTACTGCATTAAATCTTCTGCAATCCTTGCCCTTACTTGAACCGGCGTCTTCGGGTCTTTCATCATTGCCACAAGGCTCGCCAATATCTGCTGTTCCGGCGAAAGCTTTACTTTTCTTATGACGTTTCCGTTCTTATCTTTCTGAATGACCGGCTCTGAATAAAACTTCTTGAATATAAACAGCAGGTCAGTCTTTACGCCTGTCGCACCTTTCTTCCTTCCGCCTTTTGGAGCTGTTTCTTTTGTCCATGTAGTGCTACTTCTTCCCATATTCTTTCCCGATAAAATCCCGTTAAATTTGGGCAAAAAATGCACAAAAACACGCATTTTTCAGCGTTTTTTATGCAAAAATATTATATTTCCGATATGCGAATTATACACTTATTATGATGTTTTATCAAATTATTTTTGACTTGAAGTTGATATGAAGTACTTTTTTTTTGTAATACACTTTTTTACTTGTAAGGAGTTTTCTTAATCAAGATTCATTGCAGCAGCAGCAGCTTGACAATATACATATTTACCCTTAGCAAAATCATTTTTATATCTGTCGTAAGTCACTCGTATGATATCATCCCCACCGCCTTTTTTAATATACTTTTCCACATCTTCTTCTGTTTTCACATAAAAATGCTGCTCTTTAATAAAAGCACATACAATCTTGCGAAAGTC